CAGCTGGGCCTTGGCTTCCGGTCGGCCCCGCCGCCCCTGCAATGATTTCGGTGCGAAGGATCGGCTGATTGTCGACGTTAGGAACCTCGCGGCCCTCGTCTTCTGGAAAGAAAATGCTCATTTGTTAATATCCTCAAGGCTGAAATCGACGCTGACGGCGTCTTGAGAAAGCTCGGCTGACGTAACGCGAAAGCGACGGCCCCCGATGACAAGCACGTCGCCGAGAGAAATGGTCTGAACGAATGCGTCGTAGACCGCCGTTATAGTCATGGATGCGGAGTCCATGAATCCGCCGTCCGCTAGGCTGTTGTCGCGCCGGTATGTTGTCCGGTTCGCGAGAAAATTACGCTCGCCAAAAGTGACCGCAAGCGGCAGATCGTCCAGCATAGCGGCTAGATCGTTAGTAAATATGTCGAGCATTCCCACAAAGTGGGTAATGCGTCAAAACTTGCGCTCTACACGTCGCTGATTTGGATGCGTGAAATCGTGCTTAGGGCTGTCCGCGATGTGAACCCAACTCTTGCGAAGTGCGGACGCAAGAATGCTCGTGCTCGTGTTGATCGTAACCACCTCTTGCGCGTCCCGAATATACGCGCACATATATTCTATGCTCTCAAACTCAGCCATGCCGTGAGCGGCCTTCCCAGCGCAAAGCACGGGCCTGCCGTTTGCGACTTGGTGCGCGACGGTGATGACGTCTCGCACGTCGATCTTTTTATCCTGGCTGTATCCGGTCGGAAAACAAAGAACCCAAGACTTGAGTTCGGGCGGTGTAACTATTGCGGGAGAGTTGAGCACGATCTGCCGGTCTATGTCTTTTCCTTCGGGGAAAAGTCCGTAAACGTAATCACTCCAGCCTAGCTCGCTCGCACAAAAGTCTTCGTGCAAGTCCGGCCATATTTGAAGGTTGATGATGCGATGAAAGCCGCTGTGATCGTTCTGCGGATAGAGCGGTTTGCAGTAGTCTACCATCTCGAAAAGGCCGTGATACTCCGGCAAGCACTCAAACATTACATCGTGACCTTGATCCGCAAAATGCTTTGCTATCGGCAAACACCGAGCGATGTCTCCGAGTCGCAAATGGTAAACAATTAGGATGTTCAAAACGTATAGTATTGCTCCCGCGTTTTCCCTGCCACCCATCCGTGAAATCCGAATGAACGATCCGGCCCTGCCGTATTTTCCTCGATGTAATGCTCCCAAGAAAATGCCGCTGCTACACTCACCGGAGCGTATTTGATGCCGTTATCTCGAAAGCCTTGTTCCATTGTGCGGCAAAGGAAAACATCGCCTGCCTCACCCTTCCAAAGCGCCTCGGCCTTTGCTGCCATTTGCAAAAACTTCATGCTCTGGAGCGTGAAGCCGGTATTGCCGACACGATGCCCGACGTTCCAAAACGCAGGCCAAGGCGCTCCTATCATGTCGTATTCGAGCCATGAATCCTGCCAAAGATGCGGGTTTGCAATGAAGCCATCATGAGTGCAAATAAGCGCGTGCGAAGTGTCGATATAGTCCGCGAAGCGACCGAGTTCCCAATGCATCGCCTGCTGATACGTGCAGTCTTCGGCGATATAAACGGCGTCACCAAATCCACCCAGACCGCAAAGGTGTTTGAACAATTTTCCGCTTTGTTCGTGCCTAGACCTTAAGCCTTCAAAGACAATTAGAGTAACATCTTTATTCATTTTTTAATATTTTGGCTAACGCCTCCCGCGCATCGTCGCGCTCACGTTCTAGCTTTCGTGCGAATTCGGTTAAAACTTCATCGGCTTCAAAGCCTGATGGTGTAATTGCTTCTGCATCCGTCTCTGGTGTAGGTCGGTCGCTCATTTCGCGCCCTCCCATTTTCCGAGTATCCTTAGAAATGTTTCTGCGTGCAATCTAGCAGTTGCAGTGGCTAAATCAAAGTCCGAAAAAAACCTCTTGCATATTGGAGATGATTTTTTAATAACAAAAATTAGCGTTCTGGAATAATCCAACTGCATATTACTGTCTGTAAATACTTCACGCACCGCTTCGTGCATTGCGTTTAGGTCGTTGCAGTAGTCGGGCGGCATTAAGCGTGTTCCAGTGTGATTTGATCCCATTAACATAAAACACGGAACGCCATATTCACTGAAGTCTTCAATTTCCAAATTCTTCCACCCACACGCTTTAGCAATGGCGATATTGATTTGTTCGTTTGTCATTTTGTTTCCTCCAATGCGTTTCTGGCAATCAGCCCCATCTTTTCGCGATCTGCATAAACGTCTGTTCCGTCAATAAATAAATCCTCGATCTTCATTAACGCCTCCCTTGCCTCGTCGCGCTCGCGTTCCAGCTTTCGCGCGAACTCAGCGGTAACGGTTGCGCATGAATAAAATCCAATGTGCGGAACTGCATTTTGATCTGTTTCTGGTGTGTTATTCATTTCGGATGGAGTTCGTCGAAGATTGCTTTCGCCCTTGCATACTCAGCCGGATCGTTTCCGCGCTCGTATGTAGCATCGAGCGGACGCTCCTCAAAAAACGGGTGGTGATGAACGATGCTAATATCACGAGCATCCACAATCGCCCCATTCTTCGCGGCACGAAAGGTGAAGTCGGTATCGGAATACACGTTTCGGAATCTTGAGTTAAATAGTCCATTTTGCTCATAATATTTACACGTTAAGATCGCCATGCATAGTAATTCGTCTTTTCTATATCCGTCCGAGATCCGAAGCACCTGCGGTTTTGAAATGTCGAGACGCTTTTCAATCATCTCGTCCCACCCTGGCGGACATTCCCAATCGTCAGAAAGCTGAATGATGATATCCCCCGATGCTTTTGATGCCCCCAAGTTCCAAGCCCCGACGGAATACCCTTGGTCTTTTTGCGTGACGGATCGAAATCGCTTTAGAACGTCTGCCGTGGCGTCATCGTGATCGACTGCAAAGATATGCTCCACGCGTTCTGGGTGCGTTGCGCGGGAAAGCCATAGTGTCATACATTGCACGGCCTCTACCGGCCTTCCTCGCGTTGCGTGAACGAGTGATATCTTAGCCTTGTTCGATCCTGCCAATGTTTCGCGCTCGATCTCTTCGGCGTCCTCGTTACGTCCAAGCAAGCGGAGAACCCATGCGTAGAGTTGATCTCCCTTCCATCCATACCATTCTTTTCGGTGCGTCCATTGTGGGAACTTAGGCGTCGGCACTTCGAGCATTTCTTCTACCACTTTTAACGCTTCTTGGTATTTTTTGTCATCAAGCAGGATACTGGCCTCAAGTCCGTAGGCTTCGCGGCGCTTAGGCTCAAGCTCTCTAGCCTTGCGTGCAAGGTTGAGAGAAGTTGCTCCTGACGTCAGGTTAGCACAGTTTAACAATACTTCGTAGCGATTAACGCCGTCGAGATCGCTCAAGGCCAATGCTTCTGAGCCGTATTTTGCTGCGAGTTCCTTGTTGCCTGCAATGAAGTTCTCGTAGTGCAAATAGAATTTGAAATGCGAAGTCATCCGGTCTTGGTGCATCAATATGCGGCGGTTGCGCTCGCTGCTGTTGCGATGACCTAGAGGCGGCTTGTGAGTGATCTCCAAGTCACGGCGCATATAGACCTGCACGTCCTTCGTAGGTTGCGCGTTCTCATGCACCGGACGATGCCACCATGCCGTCTGGTAACGAAAGAATCTCTCGCGTGGTGCGCGTTTGCCTTGTTCTGGAATAACGTAGTCGGTGAGAATCCAATCTTGCTCTGGTGGGCATTCTTCAAGCGCGGCCAATGTTGGCGCGACCATTGCTGGTTCAATGATGTCGTCGCAGTCTGACCACATTACCCACCCTTCTTTTCCGGCTAGTTCGTATGCCTTCGCAAATGCTTTGTTGCGGGCCTCGCCGAAGTTGTCGAGATGTTCCCAGTCTGCGACTAGCGGAGAGTTGAGATATTCATCAACGTGGCAACCTAGTTTCTTTGCTATTTCTAGCGTGCGGTCTGGCTTGAGTGCTCCGATCGCGCGAACGATAACGATCTCGTCGCATATCTGTTGGAGTGACTTAACGCATCGCTCGATGCGCGGCTCTTCGTTGCCGCAGATAAGCCCTGCGACCAGCTTCTGTTTTTGTTTCATGTTTACTCTTGAAGTATATGTCAACAAAAACAAAAAAGCCACCCCTTTCGAGGTGGCTTTTCCGATGCTTACTTGCGGGGAATCTTACACGTATCCGGTTGTGATGCGGATGATGCTGGAACCGTCGATGACTTTCTCGGCGCTGTTCTGACGAACACGGAGAACGTCTGCGCGGCGAGCTTCGTCACGATAGGTTTCGGAAACGAAAGGCACGGGACTATCAGCAGCCCATACGATCGTGCGACCGAATCCACCACCGGAGAACTCTCCACCAACCGTGTTGGCGAGGGCCATATAGGTGTTCGACCAGATGAATCCACCGGCATAGGTCTGACCCTTAGCGGCGGTGTTCTTTGGTGCGCGGCCTACGAGAACGCGGTCAACTCCGACAGCGGCGGCCACTTCGCCTTCGCTCAAGAGACGGCTTTGGTCGGAAGGAACGATGCCGAAGAACTGATTCTGCACTTTAGCGGAGCGGCGGATGCGCTCGAACAAAGGCATTGACATGATCAAGGTGTTGGCAAGAACGCCATACTTGGCGAGTTCGAGCTTTGCTGCGGCGACATCTCCTGGAACGTCAAAGGATGTGATATTCGCGTCGGTGTATGCTGCCGATGCGCTGATCGCT